ATATGCGAGCGCGTATCTTGCGCCATTGATAGGTTGAACCATCCTTACGCAGTGCTGATTGCTTACCCATCAGTGCCAGTTATTCTGACGGTAATGCAAGAATGCCTTACATGAATTTCCATAACGAGCCTTATTGTATTTGATACCCCACTTGACCTGCTCTATTGGTGAGGCAGTCTTAAGCCATAAGCTTCTACCTTGAGGTATCCCATAATGAGATCCATTACGAGCCTTATGATTCCATCTTGATTCATAGTAATAGAGCTTATTAATACATCTGTATTCTTCTATTGGTAAAACGGCTTTTGCATAAGCTTTTGGTGTTTGTTGTATTTGAATACCATCGTGTATTGGCGCATAGGCGAAAGACGCAGTATTTAGCAATAGGGCGCCCGTAACACCTACCGCACAAGCTATCCGCGTTGCGGCTTGCGCTAAGCGCCTGAAGCGCTTTAGCAAGTTAAGTGTAATGGTCATGTCAAGTCCTTTCGGTAAAACCCCAGGTCAGACGGCGTGTCGCAGGGCTATCGATTGTCGGTTTTGTAGAAACCCTTTCCCTTGAAATGGATTGCTGGCGGTGTAAAGAGCTTTACCATCTGCTCATCGCAGTGGATAGGATCAGCTGTTTCTAGCCCAAATGGGATAAAGTGTTCATGAATGATTAGGCAAGTAAGGCATTGAAACTCATAGACTGGCACAAGTAGAACACTCCGTATCTTTAACTATCCAGGAGCCGCATTGATTGCACCTAGTTGGTTCTAATGTCAGGTTCTTAGTATATCCTGCCTGTATTAAGATACCCATTAAATCATCCATTCTAATAATGCAACAATAGTTTTCTGGCGTCTCACCTTGTCCGTTAAGTCTAAGCACTGCGAAGCCCAATTTGCCTGATTCACGGCTCTTTAATTGATCCAATACGGCTTTAGGGTTGAACCCTGCTCTGGCTTTTATTTCTACATCGAATGGCACATTTAGCACATCTGAACCAGTTCGACCAGCACCAGCAGAATCCGCGAACGGAAACCACTGGCGCATGTAATCGGCGACTACTCTTTGAGTCCTATAACCTCGATGCTTGCGATGCTGACTAGCCATTGACTGCATGGCATTTCTCGCACTGCCACTGGATTGGCGATATACTATGAATCCGCACTGAATCATCCAAGTGTGGCATTTCGTTGCACATCTGACAGATCAGAACTGGCACTTCTCCGAGCAAGGTTTTAGTGCCATCTGGTCTCGTTATTTCAACATAACCCATTTATTCAACTCCTTCCGGTAATCTCCATTTGCCTGTTGTTTTACTCATGACATACCAAATTGGTGGACATCTGTCACCCTTTGATGCACCACGAACTTCACACATTGCACCCTGCCAAGCTTTACCAGATGCGCTAACTCCAGACTTGATTGTGCGCTCTCCATGAGAGCATGTTGGAATCGGTTCAGCTTCTCCGAATGTCTGTTGCACCAATTGCGCAGCTTCTTGTAATGACACGGGTTCAGGTGTTGGCTCTTTACCTACGAATTCATCCCAGGTGTTATTGATAGCCAGTGGAGCATTTGCAATTGCTTCGGATGCTAAATCGTTCTTTACTCGTGCGACTTTTGCCATCTCTGATTGACTTGCTCTCTTGCCTTTTGCTGCATAACCTGCATTTGCAAGCGCCCTGCCAATTGCCGAAGTCTCGCAATTCTCCAACGCAGAAGTTGAATTGACACCGCGATCACTAATCTTTTCTTCAGCGTATCCCGTTGAGAATGGAACTTCATCCGCGAAAGTGCGGTAAATAGCCGCTCTAACAATAAATCTATCATTTTCAAAACTCTCCATTGCTGTATCGATTCGGAAGTCTGGAAAGTCTGCTATGAACTTTTCCAGTCTTGATTCAACTGTCTCGTATTGTGATAAATCAAATGCCATCTAATTCCCCTTGAGTAAGTCCGTATCGCTCTTGTGCGAACTGGATTTGTTGTTTTAGGTCGAAGAATGTTCCATCTGCCCATTTACTTGAATCTATCGCGCATTCCTGACAATAATGCCTAGGAATCTTTGATGATCGTGGCAGTTCTGAAATAATTGTCCAGGCAGCTTGAACCTGTCCTTTTGGGTTTGTAGCTCCGTATTGGTATTTATGGTAATCACACCAAACACCGCGCTTAGCATTAACCAGCATCAAGATCATCCCAGTCCATCGTGGCAAGTTCTCCTGCAATAGTTGCGTAGTTGATAATGTCGAAGTAACTATCTTTGTGTTCCGCTTGCTCCGAGATACGACTGACTTTGACAAGGAGCATACAGATTGCGACCTCGTGAGGGTCGATTGGATAACCCAGATACTCTGACCAGAGTTTCGCGATTCGAAGCATAGAAACATTTGGTGATCCATATTCAATATCTCTAGCGTTTGCAACCGCTTCGGCGCTTCTAAGGATTTCATCGCGTTTCATTGATGTCTCTGGGGAATGCGGCTTATTGAACGCCCAGCATGCCAACCTTCTCGTTTACCGTTTTTGAATCCTGCCCAATATGCCGAAAATGCAGCTAGTGGCGGCAAAGTTATTGCACACAATAAACTGAGTGCGTTTAGTTCTTCCATGATTGCTCCCGAATCTATCCACAAGGGTTTGTGAATAAGATAAGGGTGTCACCGATAACAGGCTAAATCAACCTCATAGTGGCATATTTCGATAACGATTTGATAACGAAATCTTCTTCATAACCGAGCCATTCTTCACCGCAGCAAGGCTTATCCATAACGCTTGCCTTCAAATACAAAGGATCCATCCTTTTCAATATGCACGATGGTGTTCGTTACGGTCTTTTTATCGACATAAAACACGGCAAATGCCTGTTGCCAGTTAGCAACTCCCTTTGTATAACCAGCCTTCTTAAAGTCCATAAGATTGCCTACCTCGACACCACGCAGAACACGCCCTAAAACGCCCCCAGATGCCTCTGTAAAGGCCGATTGCCCTGCCCTATGGGTGTGACCACACACCACGCTCTTTCCATGCCTACGAGCGGCTTCTAGGGCTGTTAAACCAGGTGTAGGCTTTACACTACCCTCATCCCCGTGAATGGCTATCCAGTCAGGCGCAAACTCTAATGGTTTGCGATGGAACTTAATGCCCAATTCGTCAAGCTTCATAAACTTTTCAAACTTCAATTCTGGCAAGGCTAGGAATGCTGGGATTTTCTTCATAATCACATTGTAAAGGCGGTCGGTGTGATTAGACCGAATCATGTCTGTTACCTGAAGATCCCACAATATCTCGACAGTTGCATCACGATCACTTCCCAGTGATTGCTCGAACCATCCTGGAGTTCCTTCTGTCCATCTGGAGATTTGGGGTAGGTCGATTTCATCTCCAATTGTAATGACCTGGTCTGGCTTGAATCGACGAATAAACGATGCAACATTTCTAACTGCTCTTTCGTCATGATAGGGAACCTGTAGATCCGATATTACGACTATTTTTTTCAAAGTTAGTCCTCGTCATCTTCATATGGTGTGAAGTCTGGATTGTCTGGGTCGAAATCAATTGGCTTAGGAAGTAGCCAGTCTGGGTAAGAAGCTTTATCCATAATCATTGCCATGCAAATATCGACACTAAAACCCGCTTTACGCAGCGCTTTGTAATACTCGTTGAGCCCTATGCAATACATTTCCAGGGCAGAATAAGTATCATCCATCACCTTAGCTTTGCGAGCCATAATAAATTATCTCTCTAAGAGGATATTGTAAATCTCATCGACACGCGAATTCAGTCGCTTAATTTCGCCTAGTAAATGAGTAATGACATAGCCTGAAAGTCCGCCGATGATGGAGACAGTTGCTATGTATAGCGTAAAGAAATCCTGTTGGTTCATTTCTTAGGTGTTGCGTATCCGAATACGCCTGCTAGAACTGCCCAGAGAATTGCGCGATAATCAACGTCAAAGTTTGATGCTGCCCAAGCTGACAAGAATGCGCCAGCGGTTAGAAAGATTGGATTCTTGATATTCATTTACTCTCCTAGGATTGGTAGGTTGAACTTGCGTTTGTCTTGATCTCCCAGTGCAGTAAAACTAATATGGATATGACTTGTGTGCGGATAACCACGATACGGGCGCCATTTCCAAAACAAGATAGGGCTTGCTATTTTTTTATTAAAAATTATATAAGCTATTCGCTTATCTGTTTTTGCCAGCGCTCTAAGTTGATTTGCCAAATAATGCGCGTTATTGGCTGCCCCACCCAGGTCACTATCAACATCGATGGCACGAACAACCCCCGATGGTAGAGCAGGGTTATGATCTGACTTAGTTGCTGAATGGCGAGCGTCGCCGATCCATCCATCCGAACGCTTATCTCTATCTGGGAAGGCAGCATTAATCTGTTTCCTTAGAGTCTCGGCAGATTTACTTAACCAAGGTTTCATCCAAGTAATAGTGCAGCTTCTTCGGCAGTAATGCCTAAACGCTCTAATAATGCAGCCTTAGCAATTGCCTTTTCGGCATCGGCAGCTTCTTTTGCTGCACGATCTAATTCGGCTTGTGCTTGCGAAGCTTCTAATTCTGCTACTTCTTCATCGGTTAGTTCTATCTCAAGAACTTCGCCAGTTGTGCAGTTCACTTCTACGCGTGTTGGATTTGCCATTGTTTTCTCCTTATGAGTTCTTGATGCCGTATAAATAGAATGAT